CAGTAGACGCCGATCCATCGGCCCGAGTGCTCTCCGGTGAACCACGCGAGCACGGTCTTAACGTCGGTCGTCGCCTCGGTCTTCCACTTCACCGCGGGCACCTTATGGCGCTTGCCGGCGGCGTCTTCGTAGATTGTGACGGGGAAGACGGGCCACCCGACGCGGGCGAGCGAGGCGGCGATCTCGGGCGTGTCGGGTGGCGATGCCACCTTGCGCCCGCGGTCGACCCGCTTCTTCGATGTCATGCGCGCGCCTCGTGCAGTGCGAGGCACTGGCGGCAGTCGGCGTACCTCGCGCCGTCGGTGACGTGCGTCGGGTTCACCACCCCGCAGAGCGTCTTCGCATCCCCGCGGCCGCGAGATGCGATATGCAGCGGCGGGCCGACGTTGACATTCGTCACGTTCGTTACTCCGCACATCGTCGCGCACCTCGGCCCGCTCGAGCACTTCGCGATCGGTCGGCCGTCGTACCAGTTGCCGGGGTAGGCGAGGGGGCAGGGGGGCACGTGCTCGCCCGCGAGGATCGCCGAGGGAAGCGGCGGGATCGGCGGGATCGGCGGGGCGGGGCGCGCGGGGTCGAGCCCGACGGACAGCTTCGGCGCGGGGCGCGGGGCGAAGAGCCGGGCGATCGTGTCGGCGGCCAGGCGGTCGATGTCCGAGCCGTCGAGCAGCAGATCGGCGTACGCGGCGATGAGCGCGTCGCGGGTCTTGACGAGCAGCTTCGCTCGCAGCGTGCGCACCTGACTCTCGACGGTGCGGGTCGAGACTGTGTATCGCTCGGCGATGTAGCGGGCCGAGAAGCCCTGAGCCTGTAGGCGGGCGATGTCGAGCTCGCGAGGGGTGAGCTTTGCGATTAGCTCTTCGGGGGTAGGGGATGTCATCGGGGGCTTCCTTTCATGGCTGGGCGGGCGGGCCGGTAAGAAGATCCGAGACGCCCCCGGAAAGGATCGGCTTCTACGATCTCGGGGGCGCCTCGGCTGAACCAGCCATGGCCCGCTAGTAGCGTAGCACGCTCCGAGGGCGGGGGCGCAACCCTGAAACGCGGGTCGGCGGGTCTTCGGGTCGAGATCCTTATTTCGCGATCCGGGGCTAAACAAGGTTGCTCGGTTGCTCGGTTGCTACTCTGACCTAAACACGCGCGTATATGTACGCAACGCGAGAGGTTACCGGGATAGCAACTACCACAGCAACCAGAGCAACCAAGCCCTTATTCGGGCCGCGCGCGCGGAATAAGCATCGTCGCCCCATCCTTATTCGCGCCTCGACCCTCGATTAGTGGAGGCCGATCCTTAATCGCTGGCCGGCGTCGAAATAAGGAATGGCTTGCATTCCGCTACTAGCCGAAGTAGTATAGAAGTACCAGCCGTCGAACGAAAGGCCCGACCATGGCGCGCAAGACCGCAACCCTCGAGAAGTACGCCTCGCTACTCGCGAAGGGCGACGCGGTGCTCTTGCCCGTGCGGCCCGCGGGGGCAGCGGGGCCACGCCGTCGCCTCGTCGTCGACGGGGTCGACCGCAGCGTCGAGGGCTTCGCGCTCGTGACGTACGCCGACGGCCGCACGATGTCGGCATATCACCCGCTCGACCGCGTGCGGGTTACCATCTGACCATGGCTCTCTACTCCGACGCGATGGATCTCGCGCTCGCCGTGCCCACTCCGAAGCACGCGCAGAGCACGGCCGCACGCGACGCGGTCGAGGCCGTCGTGCGCGACGGGCACCGCCGGCGCATCGAGGCGATCGCCGCGGGCTTCGTGACCGAGCACGGTCGCCCCCGCGTCGAGCCATGGCCGGGCGACGCCGTGCCCGCTGCAGCCCGTCGCCTCGCCGAGACGGCGCGCTCGCACGGTTGGGAGGTACAGACCCTCACGTCGCCGGGCCGCTGCACGGTCGAAGGCGTGCGCGATCGCGAGGGCTTCCGCGCAACGTGGGTGCGCGGCCGCGCAACGGGCGGCACGTGGCACGCGCCCCTGAGCTACGGCCTCATCGAGGACAAGCGCCCCGCGCCGAAGCTCAACGAGAAGAGCCGGACGTCGATCGCGCACCGCCGCCCCGTCGGCACGACGCGCATCCGCCTCGAGCTTCTCGCCTCGCCGTCGGGCTTGCCGATGAACATCACGACGCTGACCGCGAGGATCGCCTCGTGAGCGCGCCCGGCTTCCGAGGCGGCCAACTCCCGCCGCCACCCGCCGACCCGATCGACCGCTTGCTTCACGAGCTCACCCTCGGCGCGGCGAGGCGAGCGGCCGAGCTACCCGCCCCGCCGTCCGGCTTCTACTGGCACCCCGACACTCGCCTCGAGACCGACGAGCGGAAGGACGAGGCCCGGCTCATCACGACGTGGCAACTCCGCGAGGTACACTGAGCGCATGAGCAAGAAGAGCAGCGCCCGAAACGCGCTCGTCGAGGCGCGAGTGATCGAAGAGCAAGAGTGGGCATATGCCCGGTGGATGGAACGATTCACCTATCGGCAGATGCGCGCGCTCGGCTGTCTCCCGCCCGAGGAAGGCGGGCTCGGCCGCGACCTCTCACCGGGCGCGTACCGCAACCTCGTGCAGCAGGCGCGCGAGGCGGCCGGCGATCTCACTCTCTCCCGCGACGACCGGCTCGAGCGGATGAACGCCGAGAACGATGAGCTTGCCCGGCACCTCCGGCACGCGATCGCCGAGGCGGCCGAGAAGGGCGGGGTTGACGTCCACTCGATCAAGCTCTTGCTCGGCGTGCAGAAGCGCGAGGCCGAGCTCAACGGGGTAGACGCGGCGAAGCGGGTCGATGTCGAGGTGACGAGTCACACCGTGCTCGACGCCGAGATCGACGCGATGCTCGAGCGCATGGGCGAAAAGCCGATCGCGAACGGGGTCGAGTCGTGACCGCGTGCGGCGCGATCGGCGCGCTCATCGTCGGCGGCCGAGTCGTTGGCGAGCTTCGGTGCGAGCTCGAGGCCGGGCACGTCGAGGCGGGCGAGTCGTTCGACTCGATCGTCGGGTATGCGAGCGGGAGGACCGCGCACCGCATGACGCTCGAGTGGACGCCCGAGGCCGAGCCGGATCTCGACCTCTTCGACCCGGCCGAGCGCTTCGACGTGACGGTCGAGATCCCCGGCGCCGGCCCGTGCGCGGTCGAGGGATGCGTGCTCGAGAGCGGGCACGGCGGCTTGCACGCCGATTACGTCGACCTCACGGGCCCGTGACCGGCGCGCCGACGCTCATCGAGCGGGCGGTCTCCGTCGCCCGGCTCGCGCAGCGCGCCCGCGAAGAGATCGGGGCCGAGGCTGAGAGCCGCGTCCGGCAGCGCGCGACCCGCGACGACCCCGCGCTCTTCGCGCTCGTCTATCTATCGAAGCATCTCGTCGATCCCGAGAGCGGCCGCGTCACGCTGAGCGACGTCCATCTCGCATGGGCCGAGGCGGCGACCCGATGGATCGAGCGGCAGGCCGAGCCCGCCGCCTCGCGCCGCGCCGAGGTCGCGCCCCGCGAGATGGGTAAGAGCACGTGGTGGTTTCTGCTACTCCCGATGTGGGCGGCAGCGCACGGGCACGTGAGGTTCGCGGCCGCGTTCGCCGACACCTCGACGCAAGCCGAGACCCACCTCGCCACCTTCAAGGCCGAGCTCGACGGGAACCCGCTCATCCGCGCCGATTACCCCGACCTCGCGAACCCGAAGACGCGGCCGCGCGGCACCGTCGCCGCCGACCGCGTCTCGCTCTACCATGCGCGCAGCGACTTCGTCTTCGCCGCGGCGGGCATGGACTCGTCCAACCTCGGGCTCAAGGTCGAGGATCGCCGACCCGATCTCATCGTGCTCGACGACATCGAGCCGCACGAGGCGCGCTACTCGAGCGACCTCGCCACCCGCCGGCTGAACACGCTCCGCGAGGCGATCTTCCCGCTCAACATCCGCGCGCACGTCATCATCGTTGGCACCGTCACGATGCAAGACTCGATCGTCCATCAGATCGTGAAGCGATCGCGGGGCGACTTCGACGACGAGGACGACGACGACCCGACGAAATGGGTAGCCGAAGAGCGCATCGTCGCCCGGCATTGGCTCCCGATCGTGACCGACCCCGACGGCGAGCGCCGCTCGGTCTGGCCGGCGAAATGGCCGCTCGCCTTCCTCGAGTCGATCGAGCATACGCGGCAGTATGCGAAGAACTACGCCAACGACCCGCTCGGCGCCGACGGCGATTACTGGCAGCTCGACGACTTCCGCGAAGCGCCGGCCGAGGTGCTCGAGGGCGTGACGCACGAGGTCATCTCGCTCGACCCGGCCGTGACCTCTCGCGAGTCGAGCGACTACTCGGCGATCGCCTCGGTCGGCTGGGGGCGCGCGATGAAGCGGTGCGTCGTCTTCGAGGTCGCGGCCGTGAAGCTCGGCGCTGACGAGGTGCGACTCAAGGTGATCGCGGCCGTCGAGCGGGCGCTCGAGCGCGGGCACGCGGTGCTCGTCATCGTCGAGACGAACCAGGGCGGCGACCTCTGGAAGCGCATCCTTCACGGCTTGCCAGTGCGGGTGAAGACCTACACGAGTACCGCCCCGAAGCCGGTACGCGCGGCCGACGCGCTCGACCACTACCAGCGCGGGCGGGTCTACCACGTGCGCAAGGGGCGGGGCGTGCGCGACGCCGAGGGCGAGATGGTCGCCTTCCCGAAGGCGCAGCACGACGACCGGGTCGACGCTGTCGGGGCGGGCGTGCGCTACTTCCTCTCGCGCAAGCCGAAGGGCGCGGCGAGCGCCGACGTGTCGAGCTACGCCTGAGGGCGCGTGGTATCCTCCGACCATGGCGAATGCACCGACCGACCTCGACAAGATCCGCGAGCATCTCGGTCGGGCGCTCAAGCTCATCGAGCAGAAGACGCCCGACTACACCAAGGCCCGCGACTACTACGACGGCACGCGCGCCGAGATCGCCGGGTCGAGCGTCGCGAAGGCGATCATCAAGCAGGGCAAGGATACGCCGATCAGCTTCTCGCACATCCCGGTCGACGTCATCGCCGACAAGGTCGAGCTCGCCGGGATCACCGCCACCGAGAGCGCCGCGCGCGCCGCGCTCGAGGTCTGGTACGACGCAAATAGCCTCGATGACGAGTCCGAGGATTGGGTGCGGAAGGCGTGCTACTTCGGCGACTACTACGCCGTGACCGATCCGACGGGCCTCGATGCCGACGGCGCTTTCACCGTCGAGGACATCGACACCGTGGGCATGAGCCCGCTCTCGACGGTCGTCGTTTACGACAAGAAGACCGAGCGCATTCCGCAGTACGGCTTGCACCTCTGGGAGAGCGGCACCGACAAGCGGCCCGAGACCCGCGCCGTACTCTACTACGACGATGCTTCGATCAAGCTCGTCACATCGACCGGCAAGGGCAGCGATGCCGCCGACTACACCTTCGACTATTCCGACGACGGCGAGCCCGAGGACGCGATCCTCGAGCACGACGGGGGCGAGATGCTTATCCGTCACCTCGCCGTCGGCGGCCGCCCTTACGGCGTGCCGCTGCACAAGCGCGCGTGGGCCTTCCAAGACGCGATCGCGAAGATCAGCGCAAACAACCTCGTCAACATCGACGCGCAAGGTCTCCCGTCGCGATGGGCGCTACTCGACCCCGCGGCCGAGGTCGACGACGACATCGACGACGACTTCGGCACCGACGGCCCGACGTCGGCATCCGAGGGCCGGGGGGATGGGCAGCAGGGCGCGACGAAGGCGACCCGCGTGCGCTCGGTGCCCGGCTCGATCGCGATGCTTCGCGGGATCAAGCAAGTCGGCACCTTCGACTCGGGAGACTCGGGCGGCTTCCTCGGCAATCTCGATTGGTACGTGCGCGGCATGGCCGTGGCGACCGGCATCCCGCTCTTCGAGTTTGACCTCAACGGCGAGCAGCCCTCCGGTGAAGCGCGCCGCCGCGCCGAGGGCCGAGCGAACCGCCGAGCAAACAGCGTCAAGGTGCAGGCGACCGGATTCTTCCGTGCGATCGCCGAGACCGTGCTCGGCCTCGTCGGCGCAGCTGGGACGGTCGCGGTCACCTTCAACCCGAGCGAGACCTCGACCGACAAGGAAGGCCTCGAGCTCGTCTCGGCGAAGGTGAAGGCCGGCGTACCTCTCCGGCAAGCGCTACTCGAGGCGGGCTACACCGACGTGCAAGTCGCCGAGTGGTATCCGAACGACGCGCCGGCACTCTCGCCCGAGACCGCGTCCACCGTCGCCGAGACCCTGTCGAAGCTCGGCACCGCGAAGACCCTCGGCGTCGTCTCCGACGAGATCATCGAGCAGATGATCCCCGAGCTCTTCGCCTTCGCGACCCTCGCCCCCGAAGGCCCGGCGATCGAGCCGACGCCCGACGGTGCGCTCGTCACCAACGCGGGCAGCGACTTCAAGGCGAAGGCCGACGCGCTCGGCATCCTCGTGCGCGCGGGCGCCGATCCCGAAGAGGCCGCGCTCGCCGCCGAGACCGGCGACCTTTCCTCGCTCACCTTCCCGAATGTGCCCGCCACCGTGCGGCTTCCCGAGTCGGCGGCGGCCGGGCTCGAGGGTGACGCGCCCGCGCCGCCCGCCGCGCCGTGAGTCTGGAAGACGAGCTCGCCCGCCTCGAGCGGCAGGTGCTCGGCGTGGCGCGGATCTCGCGTTTCGCCGCGGCAGTCGACGAGCTTCGCCGGATGCTCGCCGCCGAGTCGCCCGCGCTCCGGCGCGCCGTGCTCAAGCTGACCGCCCCGTCGATCGGCCGGGATCTCGCCGCGGCCGTCTCCGCAGCGTTCGACGTCGGCATCCTCGAGGCCTCGCGCCTCGTCGACGAGCGGCCGGCGAAGCTCCCGAAGATCGCCCCGAAGGCGCTCGTCACCGCGGCGCGGGATGCCGAGAGGCGGATCATGGCCGAGCTCGCGAAGGCGCGGAAGCTCGCGAAGGCGGGCGCCGACCCCGAGGCCGTGCTCGGCCCGGTGAACGCCGCTCGACTGAGCCTCGAGCGCACCGTGACCTCGCTCGTCAATCAGGCGGGCAATGCGGGCTCGACGGCGGTCGCCGACGCGGTCGACCTTCCGACGGTATGGGTCGCCGAGACCAACGCTTGCGTGACGTGCCTCGCCTACTCGGGCCAGATCGCCGACCCCGGCGAGAGCTTCCCCGCCGGCCTGACCTACGGCAAGCGGTCGACCGTCTCGTCTCCGGTGAAGCATCCGCCGGCGCATCCTCATTGTCGCTGCACGGTCGAGCCGCTGAACGCGGTCGAGTACGCCGAAGCGCTCCGGCGCGAGGCCGACCGCTCCGTGCTCCGAGGCTTCTCGCTCGAGAGCGAGTCCATGCCGACGCGGATCGACGCGGCTCGCCGCCTTGTCGAGAAGGGCGTCGACGCCCCCGCGTCGGTCGTCGCCTATGCCCGGCGCTCGGTGAAGGCGGGCACCTTCTCGACCCGTGACCGCCCACCGAAGCCACCGCCGAAGCCGAACCCGACCGGGAAGGACTATCGGAACATGTCGAACGCCGAGAAGGTCGAGGCCGCTCGGCGAATGTACGGCACCGGATCGAAGCAGCACCGCGACGCTCAGAAGCGTTGGGGGCGGTCGTGAGGTACGATACCAGCATGAACCCCGAGGAAGCGCCCCGCAATGGCTGAGCTCTCGTGGCCCAATGGGTCGAAGGTCGAGCCGCCTTGTACTGACGCCTACGGGCCGCGAGGGTGGTCGGCGCCCGGCGTGCGGGCGTACCATACCGGCGACGACTCGGCGGGGTATGCGAAGCTCCGAGCGGTCGGCGCGGGAACGGTCATCGAGACCGGCGTGAGCAGCTGGGCCGGGAACTACGTCGACCAGTACCTCGGCACGATAGCCGGGCACCGTATGTTCGTACGCTACTGCCACCTTGCCGCACCGTCGCACCTTCGCCGCGGCGACTCGGTCGCGCGCGCCGGGCTCATCGGGATCATGGGCGAGACGGGCGTCGCCTTCGGCGTCCACCTTCACCTCGAGATGTACCGCGACCGGATTGACCGCGGCGGCGGCACGGGCCCGCATGACGTCGGAACGACCGTCGACCCTCGAGCATTCATCCGCGCGCACCTCGCGCCCCCCTCCGTACCGAAGCCCGCCGGCCCGAGTCCGGCGCTACTGGAAGAAGACGAAGATATGAACGCAAAGCTTTTCGCACGCCGCGAGACGAAGATCGGATCGAAGCGCACCGAGTGGACGCTCGCCCATCCCGACTTTGGGAAGGGGCTCGCGGCCGGGCAGAGCCGCGTCATCGAGATCTCGCTTCACGACAGGCCCGAGACGGTCGTGAAGGTGACCGAGCGCCCCGGTCTCCGCGTCACCACGAGCCCGATGCTCGGCGACGCATGGGGGCGCACGCATTGCCGCGCCTTCGGCAACGCTCCGCAAGACCTCCCCCGCGCGCACTACGTGCCCGTGCAGAACGCCTTCGAGGCCGACGCGCTCGCGATGCGCTGACTTTCCATCCCACCCCCGAAAGGATCTACCCATGCGAAAGATGACCGACTTTATTCGCGCGATCGAGGGCGAGCCGACGCTCCCCTTCTTCGTGCGTAGCTTCGCGAAGTCGACCGCCGGCGGCAAGTCGAAAGACGATGACGACGACGAAGACGACGACGATGACGACGACGAAGACGACGACGAAGACGAAGATCCCGACGCCGACAAGAGCGACGAAGAGCTCCGCGCCGAGCTCAAGGCGACGCGGGCCTCGCTCGCGAAGGCGAACGGCCAGAGCGCGAAGCGTCGGAAGGCGCTCCGTGCGCGTGAGCGCGAGCTCGAGGAAGCCCGCAAGCCGAAGCCGAAGAAGAAGGATGACGACGACGGCGATGGGCCGGATCTCGACACTGTGCGACACGAGGCGAGGGTCGAGGGCGAGAAGGCCGGAACCCTCCGCGCGAAGAGGGCCGAGGCAAAGGCCGCGCTACTCTCGGCCGGCGTGAACCCCGCGCGCGTCGTGAAGGCGACGGGGCTCATCGACCTCGACGAGCTCGACCTCGACGACGACGGGCTCGACGGCATCGACGAGGCGATCGACGACCTCCGCAAGGAATGGCCCGAGCTCTTCGCAAAGCAGCGTCGCCAGCGCCGCGAGTCGGTCGCCGGCGAAGGTGACCGCGGCGGCGAGAAGCGCCGCACGAAGGCGAAGACGGCCAGCGAGCGCGCGGCCGAGCAGCTTCTCGGCCGAGGCTAGCCCGCGCCCCCTCGACACACTGAGCGCCCCGTCTCGATTCGACGGGGCGCTTTGTCGTGCTACGCTATGGGCAACGCCCCCGTGGCGCGCGCTCGCGATGAGCCCCGACGTCATTCGACGTCGCGGTCAATCTCATCACGAGAGGATGCCAATCATGGCACGTAATACGATGGAGGCGTGGCTTCGCGACGAGCAGGGCTCCGACGTCATCAAGCGGATCGAGTACAACTCGGTCGCCGAGTCGATCTTCCGGTCGGTGCCCATGAGCGGCGCGACCAAGACCGAGCCTCGCATGGCCGACATGTCGGTCGCCGTCGTCGCGAAGGGCTCCGCCTACGGCGAAGACACCGCGGCCAACGACGAGGTGCTCCTGACCGCGATCAAGTTCGGCACCGCGCTCCGCATCGCGGAAGAGGACATCGACGACCAGATCGCGAACATCATCGAGGCGAAGAAGCTTTCGTGGGCTTCCAACTTCGGCGTGCTTCTCGACAACGCGACGATCGGCACGAGCGCCGCCGCGAACGGCTCGACCATCCCCTTCACGTCGATCTATCGCGCGGTGACCACCGCCGACGCGGCGGTCGGCTACACCGCGAACGCGAACTACCTGAGCGCGATCGCGGCGGTCACCTACGACAACTTGTCGGATCTCGCGAGCAAGATCGAGGGCTCGGGCTACGGCGCGCCGGGCAATGCGTACATCGCGCACCCGGTGTTCAAGGGCGTGCTCCGCAAGATCAAGGATTCGCAGGGTCGACCGATCTTCGAGCCGTCGCCGCGCGAGGGCTCGCCCGATACCCTCTTCGGCTACCCGATCCATTGGTCGGGCGGCGCCGTCGTCTCCGCCACCGCGAGCGCGACTCAGGCCGCGACCCTCGTCGGGCAGGGCGTCAAGGGCACCGCGGGCAACCCGCTCATCGCGTTCGGTAACCCCGATTACGCCCTTCTCGGCAAGCGCTCCGGCGTCGAGTCGGTCGTGATCGACGGCCGCGACGGCCTCTCGGCGCTGACCGACGAGACCATCCTCAAGGTGCGCGCCCGCCGCGCCTTCGCGCTCGGCAACGTGAAGGCGTTCGCCGTGCTCGAGGTCGTCACCGCGTAGCAGGCCGGGGCGGGCATCCTCCCCGGTGCCCGCCCCTTCCCGCCCGATCGCAGAGAGCGAGAGAGATCATGGCACCAAAGAAGAAGACCGCGAAGGCCGAGCCCGAGCAGCAGGGTGCAGAGTCGCCCGAGCTCGTCACCCCGACCGAGCACGCGGCCGCGACCGAGAGTCTCGAGCCGGGCGAGCACGTCTCCGACTCCGACGTGCCCGACGACGTCGAGGTCGCGGCGCGTTCCGCCGACATGGAGAAGCCGAGCACGACCCACGAGAAGGCCTTCGTCCTCGGCCCCGCGCCCCGCGGTCACAACGACGCGAACCCCTACACCGAGGGGCGCGGCTTCGACCACGAGCCGAACAAGGCGGCAACGCGCCAGTACGCGATTGACGCCGGCCTCTGGCCCGTGGGCGAGGTCAGCTTCAAGAGCGCCGCGCGGCACCCTGACGGCGAGTCGTGGGTGCTGACCTACGTCGTCGACGTCATCCCGGCGAACGACGCCGAGGACGGCGCGCAGAGCCCGCGTGTAGTCGCCCCTGACGGCGACGCCGAGGGCGCCACCAACTACGCCCCGCCTCCCGAGGCGAGCGGCGACGAGACGGCCGAGTAGCGGCTATCAGCGAGGGGCGGCGGTTCTTTCGGGGGGCCGCCGCCCCTCTTCACACCGGAAGCGAGTAGAGGTCATGGCTGTAACGAAGTGGGCGACCATCGCCGACGTGACGAGCAAGACCGGCGTCACGGCGACCGAGCAGCAGCGAACGATTGCGGTCGGCGTGCTCGAGACCGTGACCGGACTCATTGAAGAAGTCGAGCGACCCGGCATCTCCGACCGCGACCGCTACTTCCTTAAGCTCGCGACGTGTTATCAGACGGCCTTCGTCGTCGACAACCCCGACCTCTTCTCTCGCGCCGACGTGACGAGCGCGTCGCAAGACGGCGAGAGCGCATCCTTCCGCAACCCCGACTCGCACCTTCTCGCGCCGCTCGCGCGCAAGTCGATCCGCCGGCTCTCGTGGCGCGGCATTCGCGCGCTTCGGCCGGGCGGCGGCACCGACCCGAAGATCCCCGTCACCGATCTCGACGAGCTCGACGATCGCCTCCCGTGGTCGCCGGTATGAGTCTCGCAACGACTCGCGGGGCGCTCATCCGCGGCACGACGACCGACGCCCTCGGCGACGAGATCGACGGGGCCGCGGTCGTGCCCGGCCTCGGCGACTTCCCGGTCTCGATCATCGAGCGGGAAGCCCGCGAGTATGACCCCGATTCGAACGTCTGGCGAACCGTGCGCAAGCTCGTCGCCCGCACCTCCGCCCGCGTCACCCCGCAGCCCGGTGACCGGCTCAAGGATCTACGCGACGGCACGATCTACTCGATCGGCGAGATCACCCGCACGCCGCGAGGCCTCTCGGGCCGATCCTCGGTTACGATGGGCCTGAAGCGCACTGGCCCGTAAAGGGCTGCTTCTCACAACGACACCCGTAGAGGGGGCGAATATGCAAGGCGATACGCGAGTGCGGATCATCATCACGAAGGTGCTCCGACCCGACGAGCTCACTCGGCAGATCGCCCCGCATATGGAGAAGCTCGGCCAGGCGGTCGGCGCGCGAATGCAGCGCGTCGTGCCAAAGCGCACGTGGGCGCTGCACGACACCATCTCGAGCGAGACGGTCACCGAGGGCGCGTCCGTCGTGACGACCGTCGGCTTCGGCAGCGGCGACGTCGGGTACGGCCTCCTCGTCGAGCGCGGCACGTCGAAGCAGGCCGCGCAGCCCTTTGCCCGGCCGGCGCTCCTGCAGAGCCGCGCGGGCGATCTCAACTACAAGGGGAAGGGCGTCACCCGTCACGGCGTGGTTACCCTCTCGACCCGTCGGCAGCGGTCGCGGAACCGCCGAACGAAGGGCCGAGGATGAGCCCCATAACGCCCCCCTTCTATCCGACGAACGCGCTCGTCGCGGCGGCATGGATCGGCCAGCGCGTGCCCGGCATCGCGTCCGGCCAGGTCGCGACACGACTCCCGCGCAACCTGCAGGCGTGGGCCGCCGAAGGCTTCGTGCAGGTGACGCCAATGACCGGCGTTCCCGACGTCGACATCCCCGTGCGGCACCCGCTCGTGCAGGTCGATTGCTGGGCGGTCACGGTCGACGCTCAGGGGAACGTCTCGACGAAGCAGCCGATCCACAAGGCGAACCGTCTCGCCGAACTCATCCGCACCGCGACCGAGCTCGACACGGCCCTCTACTCGTCGCCCGTCGTCATGCCCGCGAACTACGCCGGCGCGATCGTGCTCTCGGCCTACCCGCTCACCGAGCCCTCGGAAGTACCCGACGACCCGAGCGGCTACGCCCGAGTGACGTTCGACCTCGCGCTCGACTGGGCGCGCGCAGACCCCCCGAAGACCGACAACTAGGAAGGATGGAACCGTGGGTAAGCACAAGATCCGAACGACCATCAACCCCGGCGACGTCCTGACCGTGGACGACGCCGAGCTTCTCGACCTCACGCGGCAGGGGCTCGTTTTGCCCCCGAAGCAGACCGAGAAGATCGACAAGGCTGAGGCGACCGCCGACGCCGCGAAGAAGGGAGAGTGACGTGAGCGTCACCGCAACCAACCTCATTCAGGGGCCGGCGACTCTGTACACCGGCCTCTTCGGCGCGACCGAGCCCGCCTCCGTCGCCACCGCGCCCGCCTCCGGGTGGACGGATGTCGGCGGCACGAAGGACGGCGTCGAGCTCCAGATCAACGACGAGTACGCCGTGCTCGACGTCGACCAGATCATCTACGAGATCCAGCGCCGGCGCACCAAGCGCGTCGTCGCGGTGAAGACTCAGCTTGCCGAGGGCACCCTCGCCAACCTCGCGCTCGCGATCGCGAACACCGCGCCCGTCACGAACGTGCTCACCGCAGACGACGGCCTGACCGCCTTCGCCCCCGCCTACGGCGCCGTGCTCATGGACGGGATCGCGCCGGGCGGCTACCGTCGCCGGGTCATCGTGCGCAAGACCCTCCCGACCGACGCCGTCGGCACCGCCTACAAGAAGGACTCGCAAACCCTCATCCCGGTCACATGGACGGCCCATTGGGTGAGCGCGAGCATCCCGCCCTTCAAGATCGAAGACGCCACGTCGTAACCGATCCGGGGCGGGCGTCACCCGGCGCTCGCCCCGCCACTCCCCTCACCCCCGAAAGGATCACCCGATGAGCATCAACAAGAAGCGCGACCAGTCGCTCGCTACCATCGTCCACACCGACGCCGCGAGCGATTGGGCGCTCACCGACGACCGCATCCCGGTCTTCACGATCGTTCGCCCCTTCGTCGACGACGGCGAGCCGAAGCCCGAGGGATGGGTCGAGCCCGAGCCCGAGACCATCGTTTACACGATGCCCCGCAAGCCGAACCCCGGCATCGCGCTCCGCTTCCTCAAAATGGCCCGCACCATGGGCGACGCCGCGAGCTCGTGGCTCATCGAGACCGCGATCGGCGAAGAGGGGTACGACGCGCTCGCCGACGAGCTCATCAACTACGACGGCGACCCGCAAGAGCTCCTGCAGGCGATCGCCGAGAAGATCCAGAAAGTCGTAATGGGAGGGCTCGACGCCGGCCCAAAAGCCTAGTCGAGCTATTCAGGGAGAGGGCGGAAGAGATCATGTGGGTGCTCGACCACGAAGCCGACATCGCCTCGGATCTCTCCGCCTTCCACCGAGTAGACGACCCCCTCGAGATCGACGGCCCTCGATACTTCTCGCTCGCGCAGCGCCTCACGACCTACAACGGCGTCATGGGCGCGATCGCGGCCGAGAGGTCTCGGCGGGAGAATGAGGGCGCGAGCGGGCCGTCTGGCGCGTCTCGGGGCACGAGCAGCGCCCCCGCTCGAGTGCCGGAAGAAGTCGCACTCGCGCAGCTTGCCGACGGATGGGTCGAGCACGAGACCGAAGGAAATGAAGAATGAGCGGCACCGTAGTAGCCGAAGGCGTCGTCGTCATCGAGGCCGACGGCAAGGGCATCCCCGAGAAGGTCGCCGAGGACGTCGAGAAGGGCTCCGGCCCGCTCTCGACCGCCGGCCAGAATGTCGGCCGCTCGATCTTCGGCGGCATCGTCTCGGCCTACGCCGCGATCGGCGGAACGCAAGCGGTCGTCGGCTACTTCAAGGACGCCGTCGTCGGCGCGAGCGACCTCAACGAAACGCTCTCCAAGAGCGAAGTCATCTTCGGCTCCAACGCGAAGCAGATCGAGACATGGGGCAACTCGGCAGCGAAGACCGTCGGCATGTCGAAGGAAGCCGCGATCGCCGCGGCCGCGGGCTTCGGCGACATGTTTACGCAGATCGGCTTCACCGACGACGCGGCCGCCGAGATGTCGAAGTCTGTCGTCCAGGCCGCAGCGGATCTCGGCAGCTTCTCCAACCTCGACACCGCCGACGTTACCGAGCGGATCTCGGCCGCATTTCGCGGTGAGTACGATTCGCTGCAAGCCGTCATCCCGAACATTAACGCCGCCCGCGTCGAAAACGAGGCGCTCGCCGCCACGGGGAAGACCGTCGCCTCTGAGCTCACCGCGCAAGAGAAGGCGGCCGCGGTGCTCGCGATCGTGCAGACCGACGGCGCTCGAGCTATGGGCGACTTCGCCCGCACGAGCGACGGCGCGGCGAACGCGGCGAAGATCGCGACCGCCTCCCTCGAGGATCAGCAGGCGAAGCTCGGCGGTGCGCTCTTGCCCGTGTGGAACAACTTCCTGAGCTTCGTGAATACCACGGTCATCCCCGCCTTCTCGACCCTCGTCACATGGATCACCGAGAACTCTGACATCCTCGGCGGGCTCGCCCTCGCGATCGGCAGCGCGGCCGCGGCCTTCGGGATACTCAAGGGCGCGCTCGCGCTCTACAACGGCGTATCGGCGATCTTCAAGGCGTACCAGCTTGCGAGCGCCGCGGCGACGGGTGGACTCACCGTCGCTCAGTGGGCGCTCAATGCGGCGATGAATGCGAACCCGATCGGCATTATCATTACGCTCGTCTCGCTACTCGTCGGCGCGATCGTATGGGTCGCGACTCAGACGACCTTCTTCCAGGATGCGTGGGCATGGATGACCGAGGCGATCGGCACCGCGTGGGATTGGCTCTGGACGACCGTGCTCGAGCCGGTCTTCAACGCGATCGGCGCGATCTTCGAATGGCTCTACAACAACATCATTTCGCCGATCATCACCGGGATCATGCTCTATATCGGCATCTGGGCCGCGATCTTCGAGTGGCTGTGGAACTCGATCCTTTCGCCGATATTCAGCGCGATCGGCGCGATCTTCGAGTGGATATGGAACTCGATCATCTCGCCGATCATCAGCTACATCCAGACGAGCATTCAAGCGCTCGGCATCATCTTTCAATGGCTCAACCAGGCGATTATTCAACCCGTTTTCCAGGCCGTCGGTGCGGCCTTCCAGTGGGTATGGAACTCGGTCATCTCGCCCGTCGTCAACTTCATCACGAGCGCAATATCGAAGATCGGCAACACCGTAAAGAGCGTCTTCGGCGGCATCGGTAGCTTCATCGGCTCCGCCTTCCAGTCGGCGCTCAACGTCATCCGAGGCCCGATTAACGGGATTATCTCGCTCGTCAACTCGGCGATCCGCGGCCTAAACTCGCTCAAGGTCACCATCCCCGCATGGGTGCCCGTCGTCGGCGGTCAGACGTGGGGGCTCAGCATCCCTCAGATCCCGATGCTCGCGAAGGGCGGCAACATCTGGCGAGAGGGCACCGTGCTCGTCGGCGAACGCGGGCCCGAGCTTCTCAACCTTCCCGCCGGCGCGAGCGTCCACCCGCTAACCTCCGACCAGAAGAAGGGCGGCGGGGGCGACGCTCCGCTCGTCGGGGGTGATCTCGTCATCAACGAGGCGGAAGATCCGCTCGGCTCGGCCGGGCGAGTCGCCGCCGAGCTTCGGAAGTGGAGGAAGAAGTGAGCACTACGGTCGAACTCATCTCGGCAACCGACACGATCACGCTCGAGGCGTCTCCGTCGCCGGAGACTCCGTGGGTTTACAACAACGCCACCCTCGATGCGTGGTATGCGCTCGCGCCCGTCGACACGAAGATCTCGAAGCGGCCGAACGCGCACGGCGCCTACGGCCTCGGGCGGATCTTCGCGCGCGAGCACAACCCGATCGTCAACGGGCAGTATTACGGCGAGACGACCGGCGAGGCACTCGCGGCCCGCAACCGCCTGAACGCGATGTTCTCCAACGGCGGATCTATCACGATGCGAGTAACCGACGACCTCGGCCCGACGACTCGCGAGGTGTGGCTCGTCGAGTCGGCAACCGAGTTTCGCTACGACTTTACGCACTTCCCGTTCGACATCGTGCTCGTCGCCCCCGACCCCCGACGCTACGGCCCCACGTACTCCGAAAGCGAGGGGATGCCGAGCGCGGGCACTGGGCTATTCTGGGATCTCGGCACCGCGCCTAGCGGTCTCTTCTTCGACTGGGGCACGCCCGGCCGCGACGGTCGCGTGTCCTTCACGAACGGCGGCAGCGCGACGACGTTCCCTCGGATCGAGGTCGGCGGCGCGGGCGCATTCGCGGCAGGTTTCCGCGTGACCGAGATCGAGACCGGCGCCGAACTCACCTTCGAACGGCCGACGAACGACGGCGACGTCGTCGTGCTCGACTCGAGGACGAAGCGCGCGACCCTCGGGTCGGGCGACGTGAGCGCCTTCCTCTCGTCGCGGGATTGGTTCAGCGTGCCGGCGGGGGCTACTCGCCGTTACCAGATAACCGCCCTCGGCGGCTTCACCGGCTCGCCGACGATCTCTATCTACGCGAAGCCCGCCACCCTCTGAGAGAGAATGGGATCATGACACTCCGAAAGTCCTTCATCCGAAACGCGGCAACCTCGCCCGCAGACGCCCGTATTATGCTGATGGGTCTCGTCGTCAACAACGCCGACGGCTCGCCACGAACCGGCGTCCTCGGCAGCGCCGACCCGTCGATCGTGAGCGCGCTCGCGAGCATGAACGTTCGCGTAGCCGCGGCCGAGTTTGTCACCTCCAAGGGGCGCGCCGACGGCGTCGCGATCTTCGGGAACGACGGCGCGGTCAACGTGCCGATCGACACCGCGCCCGCGTCGAACTCGCGCATCGACGTGATCTACGTGAAGCACAACGACGATACGACCGGCGATCCGAACCCCGACCCCGTCTTCGGCGTAGCGAAGGGCACGGCCGGGGCGTCGCCCGCGAAGCCGACGATCCCGACCGGCGCGCTCGAGCTTGCGACGCTACGGATCTACGCCGGCACGACCGCCGCGAACGGCGGAACGAATACGCTCGTCAACACTTACCAGATGACCGCCGCGCGCGGGGGCATCGTCGCCTTCCGCACGAAGACCGGACTCAACGCATGGACGACCGCGACACCGGGGCAGCGCGCCTTCGTTATCGACGGCGGGGCAGAGTACATGTGGAACGGCACCGCGTGGGCTACGCCAGTAGCCGCGGGCGGCGTGCTCGGGTACGTCGAGAAGGTCGGCACCACGGCCAGCATCGCGGCCGGCGGCCCCTTTGTGGCCCTTGGCGGCGACGCGAGTCTCGCGACGACGATCGAGGTCGACAAGCCGACGAAGGTAATCATCTCCGCGGCCGCGTACTCGTCGACTCAGAACATGCAGATCGGATGCATCCTCAGCGGGGCGACGAGTCACACGCCCCTCGTCGACGCGAACGACCTTGGCATCGCGTCCGTATCGACCGCGACCTCGCGACTCGTCATCACGCTAAACCCCGGCGTCACGACGATCACCCTCGGCCGACGTTCCGCGGTCGCCTCGGGCTCGATCCGCAACCCCTCGATCCTCATTCTCGCGGGCTAGACCATGGCCGGCGTCTCCTACGCGCTCGCGAACTTCGTCGACGGCGGGCCGATCCTCGATCTCCCGATCATGACCGGCGCCGACTGGGGCGCGCAACTCAATCGCGGCGACTCGCTCTCGTGCAAGGTCGACGCCCACGACGATGACGTGCGCGCCCTCGACCTCCCCTCGTCGACCGAGCCGAAGAAGACCGTACTTCTCGCGCGCAACGATGCCGACAACATTCTCGCGTGGGGGATCATCGACGAGCGCGAATGGGATGAGGATAATCAGACCCTCGAGCTCACCGCCGGCGGAGTGTGGTCGAGCTACTTCGGCAAGACCATCATCGCCCCCGCTGCAGCGCTGACCGCGCCGCTCACGACTCTCGACGCCGAGGGCTTCCCGATCTCCAACCCCGCGCTCGATACCAACCTCGCCGGATGGACGCTCGGCACGATCGGCAAGAAGCTCATCGAGCAGCGGCTCGCATGGCCCGGCGCGCCGACCGCCTTCGTCCTCCCGCCCGACGAGGTCGGGCTCGCCGAGCGCAACTACCTATTCCCGAGCTTCAAGTCGATCGGCTCCGCACTCACCGACTTAACGGGCGTCGAGAACGGCCCCGACTTCGCCTTCGACGCGCGGCGCGCGCCGAACGGCCTCAACCTCGAGTACGTACTCCGGCACTCCACCGTCGCCTCGCCTCGGATCGGGAGCTACGTCGGCGCGTGGTCGCTGAGCGAGCTTACTCCGCTGAGCAAACTCAAGGTCGTAGACTCTGGCGACGATCTCGGCTCGGCGGCATGGATGAGCGCCGGCCGATCCTCCGGCGCGGCCCTCGTCTCGAGGGCGCTCAACCCCGCCCTCATCGCCCTCTCGGGATACCCGCCTATCGACATCGTCGACACGTCGCACTCCGACGTGAGCATTCAGCAGACCCTCGACGACTACGCCGCCGAGCTCATCGGGTACGGCGCGACGCTGACCCGCGACGTGTCCTTCACCGTGCGCGCCGACGCGGGCCTCGCCCTCGGGCAGTACCGGCCCGGCGACACGGCCTCGATCGACCCCGATCCCGGCCACCCCTACCTCCGTAGCTCGATCCCGATTCGCATCACGTCGATCTCCGGCGACGAGGCGGGGCTCGACGTCAAGGTCGGATGCGTGGTGCTCGATGCGTAACTCGCGGCAAGGTGCCATTCCAACCGACCTCGGGCAACTCGTCGACATGCTCGACGACTTCGCCGAGCGGCTCCGTAAGCTCGAGGCGCCGAGCGGCGAGGCGCTGAATAGCACGGTCGCGAAGCTGCAATCGCTCATCACCGATATTCAGGCGCAGCTCGACGCATGGGCCGCGAGCCGATGGACGAACCCGCAGATCACGAGTCAGATCCTTACTCGCATCGCGAACGCCTTTGCGGCCGACGTGACCTTCGGCGGCACGATTACGAGTCCGGCGACCTTCGGCACCGACTTGAGCGCGCTCTCAGGTGAGCGTCGCACGATGTGGATGCACGTCTCGGGGCTCTTCGGGTACGCGCCCTCGACCCGCGAGCGGAAGGTCGATGTCGAGTCGGCCGACTTCGACGTCGACGCGATCCTCGGGATCGAACCGAAGACCTTCCGATACCGCGAGGCGGTGCGCCGCTACGAAGAGACGCCCGAGGAAGAGCGCGTCGGCCCGCCGCCCGGCCTCGAGGTCGGCTTCATCGCGGAAGAGCTCGACGAGGCCGGGCTCGGTCATTTCGTCCTCTACGATGAGAAGGGCAAGCCCGAAGGCATCGAATACTCGATGCTCGTCGTCGCGCAGCAGGCGGCGATCCGCAACCTCGCGGCGCGGCTCGACCGATTGGAGAGTGGCGAATGAGCGAGTCGGGCAGAGAGCCGGGCGGTTGGGAACTCTTGCGAGCGATCCAGAGCATCAATACCCGACTCGATGACTTCGCGAAAGGGTACGTCTCCGCCGAGGTCTTCGCGCTGCACGTCGAGCGCACTCGAGAGATCGAGGCGGATCTCGCCAACGAGCGCACCGCGCGCGAGAAAGCCGTCGCCGAGCTTCGCCAGACGCAAGAAGAGCGGCGCAAAGCAGCCGCGCAAGTATGGGTCGCGATCGGGCTCGCCGGCGTCTCGGTGCTCTTCTCGATCTTCGGCTCGCTCATCCGTCAAGGATTGGGGATACCATGACCGACCGCGCAACCGTACG